TCGATGGACATTTGATTCGCAGACAAGTTATAAGTTACATGGCTGAGTTTTGGATGGAGCCCCATCCTAACGAACTATTCGATACTCCAATGCACCTAGATGGCGATCGTCATAATTGTCACGTATCGAATCTAATATTTCGGCCACGTTGGTTTGTTATAGCTTTTAATAAGGAGGTCCAGGAAGATCGATGGCCTTCCTGGGAAAAGCGTTTCAGAATACGTGAAACTGGAGAAGTGTTTCAGAATCCATACGAATGTTCGAAGTGCTACGGGTTCTTACAGAACGATATATACAACGCGCTTTTCTATCCTAATAGTCATCACATATTTCCAGGAGCTTTTACAGCTGAATTCATTGATTGATGTTATCCTAAGTATATGCAAAAACATGGGGTATAATGGAAAGAAGAGTCTTCATTTTGGAGGATTGATGAGAGAATCGGTTTACCAAGCTCAGATCATCAAAGAACTGAAGTTTAGGTTTCCAGGCTGTCTCGTTCTTAAGAATGATTCTTCATACATTCAAGGCATCCCAGATCTTATAATTCTTTATAATGATCGTTGGGCTGCGCTTGAAGTAAAAACATCGTCCATAGCCCCTGTTCGCCCGAATCAAGAGTACTATATTAACATGATGAACAACATGTCTTTTGCTGAGTTCATCGATCCGGAAAATGAACAGGACGTCCTAGATGCTCTTCAACACACACTCTCGCCTAATAGGTCAACACGCTATTCTGAGCGCGAGCAAGTATCATTGGACCAACTACGATGAAGATAAGCTCGATCGGATGTATATCTCTTGGCTTGCCGCTAGGCGTGGGACGGAGCTTCACGCCTTTGCTCACGAAGCAATTCGGCTAGGCATAAAGTTACCTCGCGGTGGTAAGAGTTTGAATGCCTATGTCAATGATGCCATAGGATATCGAATGTCTTCAGAACAGATCCTGTACTACTCAGACAACTGTTTCGGAACCGCAGACACAATTTCATTCAGGAAGAACTGTTTAAGAATACATGACTTAAAGACTGGGGTAACCCCTACGTCTGAGCGTCAGCTCGAGGTTTATGCTGGACTCTTTTGTTTAGAGTATCGTTTCAATCCTTTCGACATCGAGATTGAGCTTCGGATCTATCAGAGTGACGAAGTTCGTGTATATGTAGGAGATCCTGATATAATCCATCATATTATGGATCGCATTGTTGTTTTCGATAAGAGGATTGAGGCCTTAAAGCAAGAATCAGCTCTTTAAGGAGGTGCCGCCATGTTGATCGATGAAGATGTCTATTTGTCTCATTACGGTACTCCTCGACACTCTGGTCGGTATCCATGGGGTTCAGGTGATCCTGATGGACAACGCAATCGTGACTTTCTTGCGTCAGTTGATGAGCTTCGGAAGAAGGGTCTTTCTCAGGTCGAGATTGCTAGAGGAATGGGTCTCACTACGACCCAACTTCGTAATCAGACGTCGATCGCTCGTAACGAAGAGCGTCAACGCAACATCAACGAAGCACAGAGACTAAGGGACAAAGGTCTCTCACCTACAGCTATTGGTAAGCAAATGGGGGCCAACGAATCGACGGTTCGTTCATGGCTAGAACCAGGAGCAACTGACAAAGCAACAAAGATCGATACGACAGCATCTGTGTTACGAGATAATGTAAAAGAAAAGAAGTATATTGACGTTGGTCGTGGGGTTGAGGCTCACATGGGAGTTACGAGAACAAACCTCAACACTTCCATTTCTAAGTTGAAGGACGAGGGCTACAAAGTCCACTACATTAAGATTGAACAGCTGGGAACCGGAAAAGAAACGACTCTTAAAGTCCTTACCGGACCAGACGTCAATACTAGTGAAGTGTCTAAGAATAGAGCACAAATTCGGCTCGTTAATGAGTTCTCGACAGATGGTGGTCGTACTTTTACTCCATTCCATCCACCACTTTCTCTTGATTCTAAGCGTGTTGGGATCAATTATAAAGAAACTGGTGGGGCGGCTGCTGATGGTGTTATCTATGTTCGCCCTGGTGTTACTGATGTTTCCCTTGGTAAGGCCCGTTATGCACAGGTAAGAATTGCTGTGGATGGCACACACTTTATCAAGGGCATGGCGATGTATAAACCAGATCTTCCTGCTGGTATCGATGTAATGTTCAACACAAATAAGAGCAACACAGGAAACAAGTTAGATGCTCTTAAGAAGCTCGAAGACGATCCTGATATGCCGTTTGGTTCTCAGATCTCTCGTCAGATTTTTGCTAAGGATAAGAACGGCGATGACGTTTTAACTTCTGCAATGAATATCGTTAATGAAGAAGGTAAATGGGAGACTTGGTCTAAGACTCTCTCTTCTCAGTTCTTGTCTAAGCAAAGTCCTAAGCTTGCTGCATCTCAGCTAGCAGCGACATATGATCGCAAGCTTAAAGAGTTTGATGAAATTATGTCGCTCACTAACCCGACGGTTAAGAAAAAGCTGTTGGACGGCTTTGCTGATGAAGCGGACTCCTCTTCGGTTCACCTCAAAGCAGCGGCGTTGCCACGTCAGAGTACTCATGTTATATTGCCTATCAATTCGTTGAAGGTAACAGAAGTTTATGCTCCCACGTTCAACGATGGAGAACGAGTTGTATTAGTTCGACACCCCCATGGTGGAATCTTCGAGATTCCTGAACTAACTGTCAATAATAGAAATCCCGAAGCGATTTCTCTTCTTGGTAGGGCTAGTGATGCTATTGGAATTCATTCTAAAGTTGCAGAACAGCTTTCGGGTGCAGATTTCGATGGTGATACAGTTCTGGTGATTCCGAATAATCGAGGATCTATCAAAACTGCACCAGCTCTTAAGGATCTTCAGAATTTTGATCCTAAAGCTTCTTATCCTTCATATTCAGGAATGAAAAAAATTACCCCCGCCAATAAACAAAAGCAGATGGGGTTGATTTCTAATCTAATTACGGATATGACGATTAAGGGTGCTTCCCAGGAAGAGCTTGTTCGAGCTGTACGTCATTCGATGGTCGTGATTGATGCCGAAAAACATACGCTCGATTATAAGAAATCCTCCCTTGATAATAATATTAAACAGCTTAGAGAGAAGTATCAGAAAGAGCCAGGAACCAAAGCAGGCGGCGCTTCAACCCTAATATCTAGGGCTAAATCTGAAGTTAGGATAGATCTTAGGAAACCACGCCGTGCTCAAGAAGGCGGCCCTATAGATCCACTTACCGGTAAGAAGATGTTTAGGGATGTTCCAGAGTCTTATATAAACAAAGAGGGTAAGCTAGTAATCAAGAAAGAGAAGACTACTAAGCTTGCTATAGCAGAGGACGCGTTTTCTTTGGTGTCAAAGCCAGGGACGCAAATGGAGACCGTCTATGCTACTCATTCTAATAGACTGAAGGCTCTTGCTAACGAATCTAGAAAAGCATCCTTGGGAATCAAGAACATACCTTATTCTCCTTCGGCAAAGAAGACCTATTCAGAAGAGGTTGCTTCTCTAAACGCCAAACTTTCCCTAGCCAAGAAGAATCAGCCTTTAGAGAGGCAAGCCCAGCTTCTAGCAAACTCCGCCGTCTCTGCAAAACGCCAGGCTAATCCAAACCTAGATGCAAGTGACATTAAGAAGCTGAAGTCCCAAGAGCTTGCCACTGCTAGGCATAGAACAGGCGCCGATAAGCAGGACATTCAGTTTACCCCGTCAGAGTGGGACGCTATCCAGGCAGGCGCTATCTCACCTAGTAAGTTGAAAGACATGTTAGATAACGCTAATCTAGACAACGTCAAGCAGTTAGCTATGCCAAGACAACAGATTCTAATGTCACCTGCAGCTAATCAAAGGGCCATAACAATGCTTGCTTCTGGTTACACTCAAGCAGAAGTGGCCGAGGCGTTAGGCGTTAGTGTCACTACGCTTAAGACTAGTCTAAATGGTGGTGGATGATGTCATACATGTTGACAACAGTTGACAACCCATACAGTCCACTAACACAGTTTGATGATTGGCTTGCGTTTGACACCCATGCTGGCTATCATTCACTTGCTCTTCTTGGTCGAATTGGTTTCTTTTCAGATGATCTGTCCG